CTGCTCTCACCGCGACTTTTTTGCGCGACCAATTAATTTTTCCAAAAAAAACTACAATCAACAGAGGTACAAATGAAAAAGATTGCAGCAGAATACATTGACATCAACACTTTGAAACCTTGGGATAAGAACCCAAGAAAGAATGACCATGCAGTCCCAGAGATTGTAGCCAGTATTGAACGATTTGGTTTCAGTTCTCCAATCATTGCAAGAAAATCAGACAATGTAATTATTGCTGGTCATACAAGATGGAAGGCAGCCAAGCAAATCGGATTGAAAGAAGTGCCAGTGCGCTTCATGGATTTGGATGTGGTAGACAGTCAGCTTCTGGCCATTGCAGACAACAAACTGAATGAACGTGCAACCTGGGATGACAATGTGCTTGAACAGGTTCTGAATGAACTGGCAGAAGAAGATCTAACTGGTTTGGGATTTGATGATGATGAACTGGACAATCTTTTGCAATCCACCACTGAAGACCCAAAAGATGAAAATGAAGACCTTCCAGAACTAGAAGAAGAAGTTCACAGTCAAGTTGGTGAAATCTATGAACTTGGTTCACACTTACTAGTATGTGGTGACTGGAGAACTGAAGAACTAAGACAAAAGGCATTTAATATACTTACACCCACAGCAGGAATGATGGACCCACCGTATGGAATATCCGTTGTCAGTAAAAATGGCACTGTATTTGGCAGTAAACCAGTTGGCACTGTTGGTGGCAGTAATATTGTGAAAGCAAATCAATATGCACCAATATTTGAAGATGATGTTGATTTTGACCCAACTGATTTATTGAATATTCTATCAAATACTATCCTTTGGGGTGCAAATTATTATTCTGATAAATTAAAAAATACAAAAGGGTGGATTGTCTGGGATAAAAAATGTCAAGAATGGGATGACAACTTTAGTGATGGTGAACTGGCCTGGTCACCATTTGATAAACCTTTGAAAATATATAGACATCAATGGATGGGTATAATTCAGCAAGGTAAAAGAGAAAAAAGAGTGCACCCCACACAGAAACCTTCACAATTGATTGCTAAAATTATCAATGATTACTTTCCTGAAGATGATGTCATTGCAGATTTCTTTCTTGGTTCTGGTACAACTCTGCTTGCATGTGCATATATAAAAAAGAAATGTATTGGTTTTGAAATAATGCCAGAATATTGTGATGTCATCAGAAGAAGGTGGACAAGATATGCAAAAGAGAATGGTCTTGAAGTTGGTTCTGGGGGACTGGAATAATGGCTAGAAAATCAAAGTTTAATGAGGCCATAACCAGCAGAATTGTTGAAGCATTGAGAATCGGTGCAACTTATGAGATTGCAGCAGAGTATGCAGGCATTTCAAGAAGTACACTGTACAACTGGATGGAGAAGGGCAAAGAACAAAAGTCTGGACAATATAGAACATTCTTGGACAGTATAAAAGCAGCCGAAGCGCGTGGTGCAATTGCAAACTTGGCAATGATTGAAAGTGCTGCCAAGGCTGGAGATTGGAAAGCTGCTGCCTGGAGACTAGAGAGAAGACATGGATATACGCGCGATGGATACCAAGCACAACAGCAACAAGAAGAAGTAAAACTTCCGACCAGTATGCTTGATTTATTAAAGACTCAAGCACTAGAGTTAAGAACTTCAATGATAAAAGCAGAAAGTAGTCAATCGTGGCAAGCCTACGCAGCACTGCAGAGACAGCTGTTGCAAGTGGTTGGTCAAATCAGACAAGTCGAAGCTGAAGAAGGCATGCAAGATGAAATGGATGGATTGACTGATGAACAGTTATTGCAAGAGATTTCAAATGCTATTATTTCTTTGCCTCCCATCTTGAGACAGAGACTTGAAAGCGATATAGGAAATATGGGTAATGTTATCCAAATAACCAAGAAAACATCAGAATGAGGTACAAAATGACAATCACAACAGCAATCTTGATCGGATTGTTGTCTGGAACGGTTGGAACCAGTGCAGTGAATGCCTGGTTGACCAGCAAGAACAACAAACAATCAGAAATCATCGAAAACCAAAATCAAACACTGCTGAAGTTAGCAAGTCTACAATCGCAGTTGCAACTTGGTGACCAAGAAATCAAGAAGCAACTCACTGACACTGATTTGCTGGTGGTGTCGTGTTCTGCAAAGTGGATGGAAAAGAACACTGATATGCTGTGCAGAGAAATGTTCTGCAGACTGCAAACGCGTGAAGGTGATGGAGCCAGTCAAAAAGAATGTGATGAAATCAGCAACATAGCAAACACTTTCTTCATCATTGAACAGTGTGCAGAAAACAACATGGATATCGATAAATGTCTTGAAGTCTTGGACAAAAGAAAATGACATATATTGGAAATGAATACTTTGCTCAATGGCTGGAACTGCAGATTGACAAAAGTGGTTTGACTTATGAACAGCTAGAGAAGCAAACTGGATACAGTCCAACCAGTATTGATCGGTGGTGCTCTGGCAAGCATCTTCCAAAACTGGAATATTTGATCGGAATGTGTGAAGTCTTTGGTGTTGCCCAAGAACGCAGCCCCAGACAGCTAGTATTTGAAGCATTGATGCACTGTTCTGAAATGGTCCATGCTGAGCATCGATGGAAGCGCAAAATGGAGAAGCAGAATGAAAAATGATTTCTCTGAATGGGTGCGCACTGGTATCAAGAAGACTGGTTTGACTTGGCTGCAGCTGGAGAAGTGCAGTGGTATTGATGCCAAAAGATTTTATGTTTGGACCAGCGGCCGCAGCAAACCAAGACTTGAATCATTTGTGATGTTGTGCGAATCATTCGCAAAGCATCAAGACAAAACATTCACTGAAATCTTGATGGATGGACTGCAACACTTGCCAGAATTCCAAGGTGCATTGCACAGAGGACACAAATGAATGGATACTGTGAATGCTGCGACAATGACCCATGTGACTGTCATGGTGTAACTGATGAACTTTGGAGAATGGACCAGACAGAGTGTAACCAAGGAAGGCAAGACACTTGCATGGCTAGCGCGCCAGATAGGGACAAACCAGAGCCTGGTCAGTCGCTGGAGAAGCGGCAGCATTCCAAGAACACTGTACTTTCTGAAGACTTGCAAAGTGATAGCAAAACTGCAGAACAGACCAATTCTAGAGGTTATATCAGAAGGGGCTTCTTGTATAGGGGTTTCTTTTGATGTCGATTAAGCAGGCCACCAAGAAGATGCGCAGTCTGAAGGCGCGCGCAATAAACAATCCACTGGATTATTTCTGTCCAACACCACCACAAGAAGCCTGGTTGAAAGATGACAGCAAGATAAAACTGTTTCTTGGTGGCAATCAAGTTGGAAAGACCACAACTGGCTGTGTTGAGCTGCTGCATAGATGTCTGGGAACACATCCATATCTGAAGACCGACCCACCACCAATCTCAGCATACTTGATCACCCACAGTCATCAACAGTCAGTCACCATTCAAGAGAAGCTGTATGCACTGACTCCAAAAGGGTCGCTTCATCCAGAATGTGAGTTTGTTCCAGGAAAGGGATTTCGCGGAGTCAATCCGATTGTGCGGTTTAACAATGGGTCAATTATTTACATCAAGACAGCAAACCAGGGTCTTGGTCTTGCATCATTCACAGCATCTTTTGTCCATGTTGATGAACCGGTCCCACAAGATGTCTGGAACGAGATTGCAGCTCGGACATTGCGTGGTGGAGCTGGTGGAAAGAGTGGAACCATTGCAGTCACCATGACTCCAGTTGGTTGTGATGTCCAATACATGCAGAAGCTGGTGGAAGAAGGTGTGATTTCCTGCACCAAAGCACCTTTGACAGTAAAGGACACAACTCCAAAGTACTGCAAGCCGACAATCACACAGGAGACCATTGACCGAATCAGTCAGACATATTTGCCAATAGACCGAAACGCTCGTTTGAATGGAGACTTTGTAATAGGTATTCCAGAAGGCCGCGTGTTTGACTGCTTCGATGAATCAATGATTTCCAGCATACCACCACCACCAGCAAACTATTCAATTGCAATTGGTATTGACCACGGTTCACAGCCAAATACACAGATAGCAATCTTGGCAGCTGTTAATGTTGCCAATCCTCAAGATCCATGGGTATATGTTCTTGATGAATATGTTTCTGGAGCTGCACCACCGGAAAGCCATGCGCGCGCAATCTTGGAAATGTGTTCTAGAAACAATGTTCAACCAGCACAATGTTTGTGGACTGGTGATAATGTGCACTTTGGAAGCGGCAAGAATGGGTCTGGAAAGATGTCAAACAGTTTGCTGATGAGAGCCTTTGAAAACATCTTGAGAATGCCTCAGCTGCCTTTCAGAATACGTACTATCAAGAAGCCAAGATATAGTGTATATTATGGCAGTGCAATGATACATTCCATCATGGCTCGTAAACAGTTCTTTATTCATCCAAAGTGTTCTAAGACAATACAGTCTATTCAACGCTGGACAATGAAAAAGACACAAAGTGAGCGAAGCCGTGACCCTCATGGTCATTGTGTCGATGCGTTGCGTTATTGCGTTACACCAGTTATTGAAAACCAAAGATTCACCAATATCCCAAGTCATTTGAGGTTCTAATGTATGAAAATAAACCAATGAAACCACTTGCACCCAATCCAACAGAGCAAGCAAGATGGGACCATACCGGTCTAAGACACAGAATGATTGTTGGTGCTTGGGAAGAAGACCTTGAGGATGAACTAAGTAGACACCTCCCACCAGACAGAA